ATCTTTTAATATTGGTAGAAACTAATGGCAGGAAGTTCATCAATGATCATTATTATTATTATGGCTGCAATCGTTTGCTCTTTCGTCGCTTCGGGAGTTTCATGGTACATGAACTGGACATGCCCCCTTGGCGTAGGAAACAGCTGTTCCAGCACGAGCACGAGTGACAGCACGAGCGATAGCGCGACAGATCCTCGCCAGGCTGTTTGGTCAACGGGGCAGTCAATACAGAGCGCACCTTTGGAAATCGGCACGTCTTCTGACATTCCGTTCACAACATCTCCAACTGGATATGCAACGCAGACAGCTCCATCTTATACGATTACTATGGACATTAATGTTGCTAAAGTTGCTCCTGGTTGGCGAAATATATTTGAACATGGCAAACGAGATACTGACATGACTAATGACTGGCTACCAAATGACGGTGGTCCAGGGACCGTGTATCGCCGTCCGTCTTTATATATAGATGCAGCTGGAAGTTATGGTACGGTAGATAACTGTCTTGTATATGTTCACAGTGATACTAATAATGCAAACGGTACAGTAATTACACCAACTATTGATATAGGAAAATGGTTTAATATTACAGCTGTTGTTGATAGTGGAAAAATGACACTTTATTATAATGGTGTTGAAAAAACCTTCCCAGCGTCCTGGAGCGCACACTCCAACTTGAGTACAACTTTCAATTGGTTCGCAACTGATCAGCCATGGACTTGGGCTCGAAAGAATTATGCAGACCCGACATTTGGGTCAGTTCAGGTAGGAAATGTTTATTTCTGGCCATCAGCTCTTACCGCCGCTCAAATTCTAACTGTTGGTACAATACCTAGTTCTGCAATTTCAGGAGTTGCGACATCTGCTTACTAATAAGATCTGTATATCTATAAATGACGCGGTCTAAACTTGAGTTTGCTAAAATTCTTGCAGGCCTTCGTAATGATGGTTCAGACCCTGAAGTTCTTGCAAAGGAGATGACTCTCAGAAAACTCTGTTTTGAAATTGAGAAAATTGAAATAGAGGCTGAGGAACGTGCAAGTGTTCAGACAGAACCTCCTAAGAAACAAAAAATTCGACCATTTTGGGCTTTTTTGACACATGACAGCAGTTCAGATGAAGAATAATATCAGCAAGTATTAATGGCAGGCTCTTCAACTATAGTTATTATAATAATTTTTATGTGTTGTTTTCTGTCTACTATTTCTGCGGGCGTCTCTTGGTACAATAACTGGTTGTGTGGTTGGATAAAAGGTTTTGGAAACAGCTGTTCCAGCACGAGTACGAGTGACAGCACACCCGTCGCGTGTCCAGCAAATACCTACAGCTCTACAGGTAAAGACACTGATGGGGCGGGTGCGGGATGTACAGCGTGCCCACTCAACACTTATTCATCGGCAGGCGCTACTGCGTGCACTGACGAAATAGATAGTTTTACTGAGCATAAAGACTATGATTATAGTCCCGGAGTTGACATAAATAATCGAGCGTTGAAAATTGATCGCAAAGGTTGTGCGGCGGCCTGTTTAGACGTTCCAACATGTGTAGAATTCACATATATCTCAAGTACTAGTAGCTGCTGGCTAAAAAACAATACTAATGGGGGGGTGGCTTATACCGGATATGATTCTTATGTTCTCAAAGATGGTGTAACTCATCACAGCTCGTCGGACGTGAGTTCTTACACTATTAATGCAGGTTTAGATCCTCCCGGTTCTGAAATTGTAGGCGTCTTCCCGACGCAAGGCGCTGATATTTGTTCATCGGTTTGCAATGACAACTCAAACTGCAAGGGGTTCGCGCTTAATACTACAAGCACTTCTGGCTGCTGGCTCGTTGGTTCAACGGCGGCATTGGTGCCAACATCTAATAGGAGTTTTTACAAGAAAAACACTTAGAGTTAACAAGTCTATTTTAACTAATGGTCCAAAAGTGGCGAGTCCCAAATGGGCCGATGACGCACGCACTCATGGATGGTGGGAATCTCAATGTTCCTCCGGAAGAAGTTGACGACTTTTTCCGGGAGTACATTCAAACAATTCAAACAGGTATGAAACTCTATGTTGTCGAGCAAAAGACAACACGGTTCAAGTTTTTCATAGATTTTGATTACAAGGACCCAGAGAAATTAAGTGATGAAGATATTGTTCGGTTTTGTTCAATAATTCATGAAGCCACGGGGAGCTCCTCCCGATGTCTGATTGCTCGTACCAAGCCACGCCCTGTCAAGGAGGGAATCAAGACAGGTGTTCATATTCACTGGCCAGATCTCGTTGTAGATCGCAACGATGCTATGAATTTGCGAACCAAGATCATTCTCGCACTCGGAGAAGGTCCATGGTCTACAATCATTGACGCAGCAGTCTACGGAGGTTCTGGACTTCGCATGCTTTGGTCACACAAAAAGCCCTCAGGAGACCCATATATACCGTGGCGAAGTCTGGACGGTCAGGAATTCTCCAAGGAGCCGAACGATGCAGTGCTCAAACTCTTTTCAGTTCGAGTGGAAGGTGAAGACCTTGTTGTACCGCATGATTCTGTTGATATTGATGGTCTCGAGGAGTTTGTTCAGAGGTATCTCACGGGTCAGCGGCGCACGCGTGTCAAAAAGGTTCAGAGGCATGAGAACGATGGATGGTATGTTCAGACGGATTCTAAATTTTGTGAAAATATAAAACGCGAACACGCTTCGAACCATATATGGTTTTCAATTCGTTCAGGACGCATCTCCCAGCGATGCTTCGATGACGACTGTCGCAAGTTCAATGGTCAGGAACATATTCTTCCTCCATCTATAGTAGAGCAACTGAAAGATGTTGATATTGTGGGTAGCCCTGTTTCTAACATTTTTATGGATTTTTTTCCCGATGGGCCCAGTGAGAACCTTTCAGAAATACGAAACTCGCGTACACCCATATTCGGGACTGGACCCGGAAAGTTGGCAGCGTTTTTTGACAAATCTCCACGGCTTTGAGAGGGTCCTTGAGAAGGACCTTGATGCCTCAGCCAACTTTCTATATCACGCTATTGAAAATATACGTGACCTAGGACTTGGCGTTCGTGTAGCGGCAGACGGTAATATTCAAGAGACTCTCCAGCGTATAGGCAACGAACTTGGACAAGATGGCGAATTGAAGATAAATCAAGTTGCGATTACAAAAGGACTTCGGTTTTTTCCAAAGTACTTAAACGAAACGTTTGATGATTACCCAGACGATGGATTCATCGCTAGTACCGTCAAGTCACACGGTCAATAAAACACGCTCAGGACGCGTTACAAAGCCACCTGAGCGTTATGAGCCTACCGAACAGGTTGAGGATGACTATGCAGAGGATGATTATGACACTCACGACCCGACAGATGTTTCATCAGATACTGAAACTGATTCAGACGAAGAAGACGATGAATCAGATGCTGATGAAGATGGAAATTTGGAAGGTTTTATAGTACCAGATAAAAACGATAGCGACTGTGAGAGTACCGATGGAAAACCTCCCGTTCCTGCAAAACGAACCCCAGTCGCACGTCGTGGAGCCGTCGGTGCAGGAAGAGGAGTGGCGCCAGCCGCAGCACGCCGCTCCTCACGATCTGGGAATTCTTAAAAATATAAATCCGTTGACTATTTTATTAATTGGTGTTGTGATTGGTGTCATTGTTGTCAGTATGCGACCAATTGTCGTTCAAAAATTGTAGAGTCTGACCTTTCCAGCACTTGACTCATTACCTACAAACTCACCGATAGGACCAGTTCTTCCTTCTTTAATGTCTTCCTGAAGAAATCCCACCCATGGGTTCTCACGGACTTGAGATGAAGGTTCCATATCCCTAAATACCTCAAACTGGTTGTCATACGCACTTACAGGTTGAGATATTTTAGCAGGCGCGGGCACTAATGTGACAATAGAAACGTACAAAAGTACGATTACTATTATTATGCCCATCAACGCTAATATCATTATTATTTGTAATTATTATTTACTGGACCGGTGGAACATCCTCGGCCTCACGACGACGAAGAACCTCTGCCGCTACACGGACATCAGCCTTTGCAACGAGCTCTTCAATTGAAGCGTCTGGGAACTCTTTCTTCAGATCATCGAGGAGATCCGCTGGGTGAGGAATTGGGGGAACATCTGGCTTGGTGTAAAACTTGCTGTTCTCGTCAGATGGGTCGATGTACGGAAACTCACCCTCGATAGGCTTGGCCACAAGGTCGCGCTTGCGCTTCTCAAACATAGAAGCAGCCTGAGACTGGTTCTCGCGGTACTTGCTCATGATCTCCTCGAGTTTGGCATCCTGGTAATGGACGTCGTCAATTTGATCACGGTCGGGAGGGATCAGAAGCCACTTGTACATGTCTACCACATAAATGTCGAAAGTGGCATCCTCACGCTGCAGACGCTTGGCATGAGTGGCCGCATCATCGCGCGTTGAGAAGCACCCGCGAATCTTGAGCCCAAACTTGTCATTCTTCTGTGGAAGGTCAGGACCAACCAGCGAGATGCAAGCAAAATACTGACCAGGAATGCAGGTCAGGTCTGCCTCTAGAGTAGCCATATAAAAAGTTGGCGCTCTTTTCTTTTAAGCCAATGGAACAACTCCGCAAATTGCACAATAAGTGCAAAAGAGATTTAATATCAAAATGGGTTCCAGCTCATTCACGTGTACTTGACTGTGGTTGTGGAAGAGGCGGCGATCTGCAGAAATGGAACGCGGTCAAAGCACGTGTCGATGCGATAGACCCAGACGCATCATCTATTCAAGAAGCTCAGAAAAGGGCAAAACAAATGGGGCTTGATGTCCGTTTCTTGGGGGTTGGGGATATTAGACAAGCAGTCAAAGTCATGAAAGAGCCTTGGGATGTTATTTGCTATAATTTTTCATTACAATATATATTTTCAGATTTTAATGAATCAATTTTAGGAATTTCTCGGGCACTAAAACCAGGTGGTCTTCTCATTGGAATAGCACCTGAGAAATTCAGAATTGAAACAATGTGTCACCCATCAGGAATTTTTAAAGATTCTCTTGGAAATATAATTGAAAATTTTTCGGATCACGCAAGGGTAAAATTAGTAGATGGACCATTCTATGGTGGAGAATTTAAAACAGAACCAGTCATGGATGGAGAATTTTTAATTTTAGAATTATTAAAATTGAAAATTACATTAATTTCATGGGAACCAATGATCTTAAATCCTACAGGAATGATTTCAGACATGTATACAAAATTTGTCTTTCGTAATAATATGAATGTGGTTCCTAATATTGATTTTGATTCCATGGATAATTTGCATGCTTAACACAAAATGTGAAATGCTTGAGAGACTAAAAATTAAGTACTGGTCTATGCTCGATGTCCTCAGGGCGACTGGAGACCCGATATGGAAACCAGTTCTAAAGCCTGCAATTATAACAGGTATGTATGGAAAACGTGATGGTGTCATAGGCTCCAACGTCAATAAGGGGTATGAAATTTACATCTGCCTGGCGGGAGACGATGTAAATTCAGCAACCTACGTGCTTCTGCATGAACTTGCGCACATGAGTGTAAGTGAATACGATCATTCAAATGGATTCTGGGAAAATTTCAAAAAGATTAAAGAACTTGCGATAAGCAATGGTATTTATGTCAAGGGTGCGAACAGAAATTACTGTGGAGATTCTATACACGATCCTTGATGAACTGCTTTGCGAAATAAAACACAATTGCAGCGACAAGTGCCGTTACAACCATGCCTGTTAGGCTCTGTTTTCCAGACTCGTTCAAAAATTTGGGAACCATAGTGCTGAGCTTTCCCTGAACCTGGGGGGAATATGCTACGATCGCCGCAACACCTGCCAGAACAGCTGTAAACTGCTCGTCAGTGAGACCTAGTGGGTTCTGGCTCGCCGCCTTCTTTTTAGACGTGCGGGGTGTTGGGATATTTCCTGGAAGCATCTGGACGGGAGGGCCCATAACCTCGTTTTGAAGCATTTGGCCTGGACCGGGCATAACTTCCTCAATAGGACTGGAGAAGTCCGCCATTTGATCTTGGTCAACCTTTTTTTCTAGGTGCAAAAGCCCAGTTGGAACTCCAGCTTTCTTTTGTTCGGGTGTGGGCTCTTCAATTAGAGTTATGGGTGTAGATTCACTTGATGGGTCGTACGTCTCCATTGATAAGTGTCGCGAATTTTCAAACCCAAGAGTTACGCATCCCTCTTTTTAACAACAACGATTCCCCCACGACGCTTCACGGTTGGATCTGCCTGGCGTTGAGTTACGTGTCTGGGGTTGTAGTTCTTCTGGTGGTACTGCCAGAATTCCGGAGACCCTACTCGAAAGTTTTTGCGAATTGGAGCCTTGTACCAGAACACACAGTCTGTAATCTTATTAGATTTTGATGTGTTATCAAGTACCAGGCACTCATAGTTTTCGGTACAAGAATCCATAACCTGTGAAAACGTGTCATAATTTGGAAAAACCCCAAAAAAAGCTTTGAATAGATTCTCACGATTCTGCCGTACGTTGTCGCGTAGGGCAAAAACGTAGTCTACATTTGTTCGAATCATAGGCGTCATGTCCATGACATACTGGGTCGTCATCATGAAAAACACCTTCCAATGCCTGCCATTCATAAAGAGCTGACGAACCGCCACGTCTCTCATAAAAGATTTATCATACATACAGTCATCCATGAGCACAAACACGGGACTCGCCCGTCCCTGCTGTGTTAGCTTCTTTTGACGCTCGATCAGTTTCTCAAGAGCGCCCAGGTTGTAGTCGGAATACACAAATATATCAGGGATAAATTGCTTGTACCAACCGTTGCCATCTTCTGTTCCGGACATTGCGATTCCAGCCGGAAGGTGTTTTTTGTACCACAGAATATCTGTTACAAGCGTGGACTTGCCCGTTCCACGCTTTCCTATAAAAATACAGACCTTGTCATCGCCCATGCTGCTCGGATCAAACTTCCTGAGGTTCAAGGTCATTCCTATATTCTCCCAATAAAAACTGCGGGTGCGCGGGGCGCACTCTGACAAAACTCTTTGCAACTATTAGATATGTCATCTGGTTTCATCCAGTTGGCGGCACTTGGGCAGCAGGATGTGTATCTAACAGGAACCCCAACGCTAACCTACTTTGCGAGCGTCTACAAGAGACACACGCCATTTGTTCTTGAATCGTTCGAGATTCCGTTTCTTGGTTCTGGAATAGAGATGGGCCAGAACAACATCGTTCGAATTCCAGTCAAGGGCGACCTCGTGCGAGCGACGACACTCAAACTCAACCTGCCACCACTGGCAGAATATGGGCAAGACTGGTTTTGGCTTAATATAGGCGGAACAGTATCATACGCAAGCTATATTGCAGATGAATCTTACTATCAAACTATTCAACCGGCATCTCAGCAGTATTATTCGACAAATAATTCTATAACATGGAATAGTGGTGGTGCTGTTTACTACGATCAGAACCAAAATAAGTTTATTTTTTATGTTCAAAGTTATTTAGCAGTAAATAAATTTGACCCTTTAACAGGTTTGACGGCGAGTGGAATTTTCTGGGGGTTTGATCCTAAAAACGCCGCATATGAAGATGCAACCAGTTTGTATTATCTTCCGGTCGATGGGTTAGTAACACCAGATTTTACACTCGAACAGGCAGGATGGTCCAGAACTATAGGAGAACCTGTTAATACATGTCAGGGACTTTTCCTAAAATTAAATACTTCACTAACAGCTACAGGTTATATAAATTTTTCAGATAAAAATGGTGTAAATTCTACATGGACGAATGAGGATTCGCCATCGCGTTATGTGATAACAAATGGGGGGAGAATAAACATAACTGTTCCCGGGAACTATATGATTCGCGCGAGTTTTAAAGGTACAATTCAGTTTGGTTCAGACGCAAACGATGGACCACCAAATACAACGAATTTCTGGTCAGCAGTTTCACAATTATCTTCGAACCCACTTCTCGTATTTTCTCAACCAATAACTTCAATAGATATTACGCAGAATTGGTACTTTTTTATAAATGGTGAACTAGAACCTGGTTCTTATATTTCTATACAGCCAATCGATTCATATTTCGGACCTAATCCTCCATATTCAAATACTTCAACTGTAGAATTTACATCTGGCCAACCTCTTGAAATTAGTAATTTTGGAACGAATGGTAACATTAACATGGCAATCGCACCAACAATCATTGCTTTTAATAACACCGGTTCATATCTAGTCTCTGGAATTTTAAATACAACTACAACATGTATTATAAATTCTATAGAGATTAAAAATGGAGAAGATCAAGGAACTACCCTACTAACATATGATTTTTCTCAACAACCTTCGAGAATTTCAGAATTTTGTATCCCTTTGGTAATTGAAAGCCCGCCTTTGTTTTTGGTATTTATATTAAATACTGTAAATGGAGTAAATGGATCAATTGATTTATCAACATCTTTTATATCTATTACTTCTCTCGGACTTACTACTAGTTCCCCGAGTGGTAGTTTTATTCTTCCCGATAATGGTATTCTATTTCAACCAAGTAATGTGATAACAGCACCATTGAAGTTTTCAAGTAATTTTATAAATCATGGAGTTGAAAATATGATAGCGGTTGTTGCTAATACCATAACTTTCAATAATGTTGGAACCTATATGATGACTACATATCTTCCTATTGTTAATACTAATTCTTCAACCGCGTGGGACCCCGTTCTAGCAATTCCGCCAGTCTCATACTATGGTAGTTTGCAAGATATTGAGATGGTATTGAGTAATGGAGACCTAACAGTAACGAGTGTCGGAGGAAACTATCCAACAATGTTACTTGCGAACACTTTCCAAACTGGTACAAAACTCATGTTCAGTGTAACACTCGATACAGTATCTCAAGGTCAAGTGACTTCGGTTGGTATAGGAAACTTAATTATGGATACAACACAACCTTTAGGACTTGATAGTAATAGCTTTGGATATTATGAAAACGGAGTTGTACTTTCACAAATTGACAAAGACGTCACATGCCCGGAAATGCAGTCAAGTAATGTTATAGACATCGCGGTAGATACAATTTCTATGAAGTTATGGGTTCGAGTTGAAGGGGGGCAGTGGTCAAGTAATATAGGTGGATCTGGTGGAGACCCCAACATGGGATCCCTTGGCTTTGACATAAGTTATATAAATATGACAGGTGGATACAAATTTGGAGTAAACGTTTTTAAAGATCTTAGTGCCGGACAAGCTACATATAATACATCGAATCTCTACACAATTCCGGACGGTTTTACGTTCGTTCCGGGCGTTTCAAATGTGAACGTAAATATCAATAATTTAAATACATATACAAATGTAAATTTTCAAGATACTATTTTTGGTGATCTTGGAACTGATATAGCAATGGATTCTAATAAAGATTTATATTTTCAAGATTTGGGCCTAGTTATATTAAAAAATAGTTCAATATATGTGGGAGTTCCCCTTCCTAGTGGTGCAGTGAATGGAACTGGTCTGTCTTGTCAATGTGCAGCAATTTCGGGGATGGCAATAGACTCACAAGATTGGCTATATTTTGGCGATGATCAGGGTGCTATATTACGCGTCGTATATCCCGGGCAATTTGTAAGAACTGTAGCGGGTGGCGGCACTCAAGGTGATGGTTCTGGTTTTGATGCAACGTTTACAAGTATCATAAGTATAAAAACGTATGGTTCATATGTTTACATTCAAGATGGTGGGTATGATAATACTACTATACGTAGATGTTCTTGGAATTCCTACGGGCTAGTAGTTGAGACATTTTACAATAATATAGGATTTGCCACAAATGCAGGGGATCCTTATCACGGAATTACAGCTTTGACAGTTAACCCTTCTACTGGAGCATTATATGGGGCGTTGGGTACATGGATAGTAAGTTTAAATTCAGATAACGGAAATATTACAACTATATCTGGTGTTTATGAATCTGGGGTTTACGACGGCTTAACCGGTTCTACGACTCGTTTCACCTATATAACAGCAATGGTTGCATCAGACGTTTATATTTACGTATCAGATAATGGAAGATTAAGACGTGTAGATATAGTCACGGGAGGAACAACTACATATGACGGGTCTCGCGGAGGATTTTTCCAAAACCCTGAAAACCCTGTAGGTTTATATGCAAGGGATATGATATTGAAAGATGGAGCGCTCTATTTTACACATTATAATTTAGTTCAAAAGTTTGATTTTGTGAATCAGTTGAGCAATGTATATGGGACTGGAAACGAAGGATTTAGAACGACCGGTGGTTCATATACTCAGAATATTCCAATACGGGTCGACTCGGCTCCAATGACCTACCCAGTCTCTATAGGTCATGCAGGAGCAAGTTTCGCACCCGGTGCTTTCGTGTGGGTCTATCCCATAACTTCCGGAGTACTTCCCGTTGACTACTCACAGTACCACTACTATGATTCTGTGGGAACATGGGCAATACAAACAGCCGAACTCAAAATTGGAGGACAGACCATAGAGACGCTCACGGGTGAAGCAATCGAACTCTGGAACGATCTGAACGTTCCTTACGAGAACCAACCGGCTCTTAAACTTCTCACGGGCAAGTACGACACAACAATTGCTTCGGGAAGAGATTATTACGTAAATTTACCATTTTACTATTATGGAAATTCTGGTTCATATTTACCAATATCAATTATCAATAGACAGGATGTGGAAATATGGATAACATTCAAAACACTTCAAGACTTGACAGCAATTATAACCGCACCGAACCCTGTTCAGGCATCTTTAATTGTAGAATATGTATATCTTGCCCAACCAGAAATAACATGGCTAAGCAATACGAAACTTGAATATGTCATAGAACAGTTTCAATATCACTCTATAGGTTTGGAACCTGGTTTTAAACAAGGTGTTTTCCCAGTGTCATTCGACAACCCTGTAACAGCTCTTTTCTTTGTGATTCAGGTTGATGGTTCTGTTCCGTATGATTATTCAAATGATGGTCTTTCAAATTTAGGAATAAGTTTCAATGGTGAAGAGATTCTCACGAACCGTATAACCGATGTAACACAGCTCGGGGTCATTGAACCATTTGATAATTTTATAAATTTCCCAACAAGAAATTTCTATATGAAAACTTTCAAGAGTCCAATAAACTTCAGTCGGCTCAGGCAGGTTCTTCTAAATCTCAACATATCACGGACAGATGGATATTATCCTGCAAAGACACTTCGTATATTAACAGTCAGTAAAAACGTGCTACGGGTTGCCGATGGGCTCGGAGGGCTCATGTTTATTTCGCAGTAGATTGCAGAATGGCAGGTCGTACCGCCCTTGCTACCCTTGGTCAGGAGGATGTCTTTTTGAGTCAGGACGCCGAAGTCACATACTTTACAGAGCAGTATAAACGCAAGACGCGGTTCACAACTCGCATCGATGAAGTTATATTTAATACAGATATACAGTATTTTGGAGGTGAAACATTTGTTGAGCTTCCTCGTTCAGGTGATTTAATATCAAAAATTTACCTGAAAATTCAAAACCCAGGAGTTTTTGGAACCTCGAATATTCTTGACTCGGCGGGAACACTCATGGTTAACTTTGCAGACTTGTATATAGGTTCGCAATTGGTTGACAGAACGTGGGGTGAATTCATCGAGATGAAGAATGATATTGAGATTCCGGCGACGAAGCAAAAGGCACTATCTAAGCTCACGGGCAAGAACCTTTCAAATGTAACTACAGGAGGGCTTACAACTTATACTATTGATTTGCCATTCTTCATACTTAAAAAAGGAATACCAGCATGTGCAATTAAAGACCCTATCATAGTTCGTATTGGGTTTAACCCGGCAAGCACGTTTTGTCCAGACGTGCAAGTTGCTGTTCCGTTTAATAGTTCATTGTATGTTGAGTATGTATATCTTGATGACCCCGAGCGTGATTACATCAAGAATACAAAACAAATTTACTTGAATGAACACTGTCAGCGTGAAGAGTTTTTTGTTCCTCTTGGAACAGTCACGGTATCATGCAAGACGCAATTTGCAAACCCAGTCAAGGAACTATTCATAGTTGTTCAGGCAGATTCTGCTCTCGGGTACAACTACAATAGTATTGTGGATATGTCAATAGAACTCAATAACGTTACACAACTTCCATCCACAATAGGAACCGACGCATTTCTCCGAGTAATTCAACCTCTTGAATTTCATACTCGCATGCCAGACCGTACATTTTACATGTATTCATTCAGTCTAGACCCTCAATCTGATGTACCAACCGGTCATTTGAATTTTTCAAGAATAAATAATCAAAATTTCAAATTCAATCTTGTGAGTAATTCAAATTTATACATCAGGATATATGCTCTTGCTTATAATTTTGTAATTTTTGAACGCGGTAATACTGAGGTCTTGTTTTCTAACTATGAGTCATAATGGATTTCGAAGGAAGTGCGATGAATATTATACTTCCTGTACTTGAGTCGGCGACGGTTCTTGCGGCTCACTATGCCAAGGCGTGTGGTCGTGACGTTGTTGTGGCTCAGGACATGAGGATGGGTCTCATGTTCTCGGCCCGAAACGTACTTGGAAAGCAGTTGGGTTCACTTTACCCAGAGATTTATGAAGGCTCTGATTCTGACGAAGAGGAGGACGAAGAGGAGTGCGAGTGGGCAAAGTACGAAGGAGATGACGACATAGCAACTCAGATGAACGATTGTGCGGGTACATGGAGCGCGTGGGTCCCTGAATCACCTGCTGAAATAATGCTGAAAAAAGCTATAGATAAGCAACTAGAGGATGACCCAAGTCCGAATATTTGAGATTGAATCTGAGGAGGAAGATGAAGAATACCAGCCGACTAGGCCTAGGTATACAAGCATTGTTCTCGAGGAGGAATACGAGAGCGAGGATGAGGATAACCAGCCCAAAGGATGGGATTTTCGCGACGACAGATTTTTTCCTGTGCAATAATTAAAATGGCGGGTCTTATATCAAGTGTTGGTCTTCAGCTCGAGACCATGTCTCTAAATTCCATCGTTGGCGGTTTTGCATTCGCCAGCGCGATAGCTTGGATGGATGTTGTCCGGTGGATCATCGCTCAGGTGGTTCACGTAAGCAAGAACGGTGGTCAGTACTATGTTATATCTGCACTTTTCACGACGCTTCTATCTGTAATCGTTTACATGTTCATTAGCTCCGTTGCTAAGAATATCAAGATACGGCAGGGGGAGCCGATGTACGCGGTAACACGTTAAAATATACTATAACTCCTAAAATAAGAGCCAACATAATAAGAACCCATGGAATCTTCTGCTTTTTTGGCGGAGGAGGTTTTTCAGGAAGCATTGTCATTGCTTCAATTATGCGTTTCAGCTCCACATCGTGCAAAGGTGGTGGAGGTGGAAGAGAACGCTCCTCTTCAATAACATATATACGTAATATAAACGAATTTGTATCTAAACCCCTAAAGTCCATCAGGGACCCGTTTTTGTCGAACCATCGTATTGTCAGACGGGAAAGAACACCTATAGGCTCAGGATATTCAACTGAAATTTTATAATCCTTGGACTCGTGAAAGTTTTTCATACATGCTGAAGTTACATCCATAACAATAGGCGCAAATGATCGCCCTGCATTCGCACCTGAGACTGTCCCTGTTGAACCAACAATCTTTCCAGTTGATACATGGTTGGGTGTTCGTAATTCATCAATGTCTAAATAGATGAATTCATTTATAGATAAATTTACAATTTTGTTTGAACGAATAATATAACTTCCGGCAAATGTAGGGTCTATAGACGTGGCCAGAGTTCCTGTATATACAAAATTTTGGTCGAGACCTACAATTTTAGCAAGTTCACTTGATCTAATTTGCAAATTAAAAGGTGGCGTAGGGTTTGAAAAAATAAAGTGGCCTTCGTCGACGAGATAACATACTGTTACAAGACCTGTATTTGTTATGGCCGCCGCAATACCTCCTGCATAATAGAACCCAGGAGGGAGAGAAACATTTGAAGTTCCAACGGACATTACATTTGATGAGGTGGTCAGGTTATACATAGTGTTTGGAACGCGAGCGCTGACCAGGTCTACTCTAGATACGTTCTTTATTGGAGTTGTGAGATGAAGCACGAATGTATTACCGTTTGGATAAAGGGAAGTGTCACGGTCTTTTGAATCCGCAACGACAAGCCGTGTCGTCTCCATTGGTACATACGACTATTTGAATTCTACAGAACGGATCGCATCTGCAAACTGACTTTTTATAAATATGAAACCCTGGTAGTCGTTAATGGTCGCAAGCAACCCTTCACGAATATCTATAAAATTCTGAAACTCCATTTGAATCTTCTTTTCCATAATTTCTTTTTTGTGATTTGAGAAACTGTTCCACTGTACGATAGCCTGTTCCCAAACGTCATCCTGGGCATCAAGAACAGATTGACATACAAAGCGATATTTAGCCTTGGACATGTCGTTGGGACGTGTAAACACTCGTAATATTTCATCATTTTCATTAAACTCGGCAAGTTCTGAGTCTAGCCAGTCGAACATTTTTATATACTCTATAATATTAATGGAAGATGATAACTCAATAATTATAATACTTATTTTTACATGTTTCTTATCTATATTTTTATCGTTTATTGTATGGTACAATAATTGGTCTTGTAAATTTAAAATAGGTAGAAGTTGCTCACGCACAAGTACAAGTTCCAGTAGCAGCAAGAGCACCAGCAAGAGCACGACTTCGACTACGACTTCGACTTCGACTTCGACTTCGACTTCGACTTCGACTTCGACTCCGACTCCGACTCCGACTCCGACTCCGACTCCGACTCCGACTCCGACTCCGACTCCGACTCCGACTCCGAC